TTCATATTCTTGAAAAGCGCTTCCGATCTTATTTGTCAAGTAATCTACTTGATACATTTTTGCTTGTGCCATTTTACATTCCTTTCGATATTCGTTAATGACACTTGAAATATACAGGATTAATCCCATATAGTCAATAAGCCTTTCGTAATAAAAAAGGGGGCCTGAGCCGGCCCCCTTATTCCAGGTGTTCCCCTGGGCTTTTATTTATGAATGAATGGTAGAAATGCTAGCCACACGATTGCGACTAGCATTAAAATGTAAATTAAGATCATTCGAATATCCCCTTGATACCTACGTACAAGAAGACTAGCCCAATAACAAATAACATTACTAGGCCAATATATTCTAAATAACTCATCAATAGCCCTTACTCATATCGTGATAGCTTAGGCTTTCGGGGGTGAAGTGTTTACGCTTATCACTAACCCACCTATGCCAAGCCTTGTTGATCGGGTCGTAAGTTCTTAAATGATTGAACTTGTACTTACCCCCATTGAAATGGGAGTAAGTGTATTTAGTAATGAATAAATCTAATTGTTTCATAGATAATCCTTTAGCAATTTAGATTGTGTTTTAGTTTTGTATTGCTCGTAAAGTTTAGGCTTCTCAGTTCTGAACTTTGTTGAGTCAAATACAATACTTTCAGATTTCATTAAGTAGAAAGGCATTTGATCTTCAAGATTGATATTGATCTTTTCTTTTAGATCAGCATCTTTCATTATCTCATCTACACTTTCTTTAAGAAGTTTAGCTTGCTCTTTTATCTGGCTAGCTTTCTTCTCTAATAAAAACCAATCTAAGATAATTAGTTTTTCTTTTTTAGTTAGTTTTCTCATAGTTTATTCTTCCTTTCTATGTAGGATAAATCCTACACTATAAAAACAGGATTTGTCAAATAAAAAACAAATCTTTTTTTAAAAAAAATTAGCCCCATTTTATAGGGGCTAATTCAGATTATTTATGATTGATTATTAATATAAGCCACGCAAAAGATTACACCCATTACAATGGCTACCCATAATAGAAATACTAGCATACTATTATAGACGTTTTAATTCTGGTTTTATTCCAAGAGATACTAAGACTTTGCCAAACGCCCGATTGCTTTTGATCTTGCCCCCGACCCCCCTAAATTTGAATTTGCATATAGCTAACCCTATAGTATAAATAGTGAGAGAAAAGATGAACGATTTCATTTCAGATTTAAGTTCCATGTCCCTGGAGGAACGTCAGTTGCTAGTGAAGAAACTAGAACTGAAGAAATTACAACTCGAAGCTGCCAGAGGCTCAAGAGACTCCTTTATCAAATTTGTAAAAAGTATATGGCCCGACTTCATTGAGGGGCGACACCATAAAATCATTGCAAAGAAATTAGAAGCCATCAGGGATAAAAAAATTAATCGATTAATTGTCAATATGCCACCCCGACATACAAAGTCAGAATTTGCCAGTTTCCTGTTCCCCGCTTGGATGATGGGGCATAACCCTAAATTGAAAATTATCCAAACCACCCATACAGCCGAGCTAGCCTATCGTTTTGGTAGAAAAGTCAGAAACTTGATGAATGAACAAGAATACAAGTCGGTGTTCCCGGATACTGAACTACGAGCCGATTCTCAAGCAGCCGGTCGTTGGGAAACCAATCACGGGGGCGAATACTTTGCGGCCGGTGTCGGTGGTTCGATAACCGGTAGAGGTGCAGACTTACTCATTATCGACGATCCGCATTCCGAGCAAGATGCTCTTTCCAAAACCGCCATGGAGAATGCCTGGGAATGGTATACCTCGGGTCCTCGTCAGCGTTTGCAACCAGGAGGGGCGATTGTCGTGGTTATGACGAGATGGAGTGAAGATGATTTAACCGAGAGATTAATTGAATCACAGAGTAAAGATCCTTCCGCTGATAAATGGGAGATTGTCGATTTCCCAGCGATCATGGACGACGGCCAACCGCAATGGCCCGAGTTCTGGAAACTCGATCAGTTAGAAGCGGTTAAAGCTTCCCTACCCGTGGGCAAATGGAATGCGCAGTGGCAACAAGAACCCACATCCGAAGAGACCAGTATTATCAAACGAGAGTGGTGGCAATGTTGGGAGAAACCTCAACCGCCCTTGCAATATATTATTCAAAGTTATGATACAGCCTTCTCCAGTAAAACCACCGCTGACTTCTCAGCGATTACCACCTGGGGAGTTTTTCATAATGAGGTAACCGGTAAACAGAATGTGATTTTGATGGAAGCGGAAAAGGGACGTTGGGACTTTCCCGAACTCAAAAGAATTGCGTTGGAGAAGAATCAATACTGGGAACCCGAACAGATTATTATTGAAGCGAAAGCCAGTGGTTTGCCTCTCACGCACGAACTCCAAGCCATGGGGATTCCGGTGATTAATTTTACACCGAGTCGGGGTAATGACAAAATGGTGAGAGTCAATTCCGTATCGCCTTTATTTGAAAGTGGAATGATTTGGTATCCCCCGTATAAATGGGCGGAAGAAGTGATTGAAGAATGTGCTGCTTTCCCGTATGGTAGAAATGATGATTACGTGGATTCGATGACCCAAGCATTGATGCGATATCGACAGTTTGGTGCTTTAGTTCACGACGATGATGAAAAGATAGATTGGAGACCTAAACGTAGAATTGCATTTTATGGATCTTAGGGTATAAATAACAAATGGCCGAAATAGATAAAACGTTAAATGAAGCACCGATAGGTGTCGAAGAAGAGATTACAACGGAAGAAGTCACCACTCCTATGGAGATTGAGGTGGAAGGGGACGAAGAGACCGTGGCCCTTGGTCCATCGGCCATGGACGACGGACAAGGATTCGCTTCTAACTTAGCCGAAGATATTCCCGAAGAAACCTTAGCCCAAATTTCCAATGAACTGCGATCCCAGTTCTCGGTCGACCAAACATCCAGAAAAGATTGGGAGCAAAGTTATATCAAAGGATTAGACTTACTCGGTTTCAAGTACAATGAAGTTTCAAACCCCTTCAGAGGGGCAGCATCCGTTTCTCATCCACTACTCGCTGAGGCCGTCACGCAGTTTCAAGCAGGCGCTTACAAAGAGCTTCTCCCTGCGGGCGGTCCCGTTAAAACAAGTATCATTGGGGAAGTCAATGATGCAGTCGAACAACAAGCTGAGCGGGTGAAAGAATTTATGAACTATCAAATCGTCTACAAGATGAAAGAGTATGATGCCGAAATGGATCAATTACTTTTCCATTTACCGTTAGCCGGAAGTGCGTTTAAAAAAGTTTATTACGATGGCAACATGGGAAGACCGTGTGCAAAATTTATTCCGAGTGAAGACTTAGTCGTCAACTATGGAGCCAGTGAATTAGAAGATGCGGAACGTATTACGCATGTGATTAAAATTTCTCCGAATGATTTGAAGAGACAAATGCTTTCAGGTTTTTACCGAGATGTGGAACTGAGAGATGATGATGAATTATATTCTTCCTATTCTGATATTCAAGAAAAGTACGATGAATTAGAGGGTGTGCAAAAGTCTGAGTATGCGGGTCAATACCAATTACTCGAGATGCATGTCGACTTAGATTTAGAAGGCTTTGAAAATGTCGGGGAAGATGGTGAGCCCACCGGATTAAAACTGCCTTATGTTGTAACACTCGAACAAGGCACCGGAAAGATTTTATCTATTTACCGAAACTACGCTCCTAATGACCCAATGTTCATGAGACAAAAATATTTTGTTCACTACAAGTTTTTACCGGGTCTTGGATTTTATGGTTTTGGTTTAGTGCATATGCTCGGTGGATTGACTCGCACAGCCACAGCAGCACTACGAGCCCTGCTCGATGCCGGTACATTATCCAACTTACCGGCCGGATTTAAATCACGAGGACTTCGTGTTCGAGATGATGAAGAACCTTTAATGCCAGGTGAATTCAGAGATGTGGATGCCCCAGGCGGAGACTTACGAAATGCTTTAATGCCTTTACCGTATAAAGGACCCGATGGAACTTTATTTCAATTACTCGGTTATGTCGTGGATGCGGGAAGAAGATTTGCAGCAATTGCGGATATGAAAGTGGGAGATGGTTCTCAAGCGAACCCAGTGGGTACCACCATGGCCTTATTAGAACAAGGTTCTAAAGTGATGAGTGCTATTCACAAAAGATGTCATAATGCCCAAAAAGAAGAATTTGAATTATTAGCAAAATTATTTGCAACTGCACTACCTTCTGAATATCCTTATAATGTATCTGGCGGAAACAGAGCAATCAAAGCGACAGACTTTGACGATCGTGTTGATGTAGTGCCTGTCTCTGATCCGAACATCTTTTCGATGTCTCAGAGAATTATGTTGGCTCAAACCCAATTACAATTAGCTCAAAGTAATCCTGAGATTCACAACTTATACGAAGCGTATCGCAGAATGTACATGGCGTTAGGCATCCAACAAATTGAAAATATTTTACCTCCTCCTCCTCAACCTCAACCGATGGATCCAGGAATCGAAAATGCACAATCACTAAAGGGAGGTCAGTTGACCGTGTTCCCCGATCAAGATCATTTAGCTCACATCGAAGCGCATCGTGCCTTTATGAGTTCTTTCTTAGTCAGAAACAATCCACAAGTAATGACTATTTTACAAGCACATATTGTGGAGCACATTTCAGCACAAGCACGCAACGAAGTGATGAAAGAAGCAGAGCCTCAGATTAACGAACAAGCGATGAAGTTTGGTGGACAGATACCTCCGGAACTTCAACAACAGTTTAATGCAGAAATAGAAAAGCAAGTGGCTGTGAAAGTCGCTGCGAAGATTGATGACGCTGTAGCCGAAGAACAAGAAGCTTTAGGATTTGGTGATCAACAACAAGATCCATTAGTAGCGATCAAACAACGGGAATTAGATTTAGAACAACAAAAACTCAACTTAGATGCTGCGGATGATTTAGCGGATAAAGAATTAGAAAAAGAAAGATTGAGTTATAAAAAATCTTACGACGCACAAAAGATTCAACAACAGTATGACATTCAAGACCAACGAACTGCCGTTCAGTTAGCGAGATTAAATGCCTCTAAAAAAAGGTAGTAGTAAAGCCACCGTTAGTGCTAATATATCTAAGATGAGGAAAGAAGGTTATCCTCAGAAACAAGCAATTGCGATTGCTTTACAAAAGGCAGGTAAATCGAATGTCAAAAAAAGAAAAAAATAATCCTCTAGAAGAGATTGATAAAGAAGCTGTTGATTCCCTTACTTATGAATTTAAGATGTTATTTTCTCTCTATGTTTCTCAAGGCGTTGATCCATTAGCCATTGCGAGTTCTTATTTGGCCGCTGGTCAGTGGGCCATGAACAAGGAAATAGGGTTGCAACGAACACAAGATTTGTTAAAGTTACTAGCAAATTATAAATACGAGGTTATCCCCGTATATAGTAAAACAGTACATTAGGAGTAAAAGATGCCACTAAAACCAGTTAATAAAAAGAAAAATCCAGGTCTTGCAAAGCTACCCACTGGTGTGAGAAACAAAATGGGTTATATGAAAAAGGGTGGTACGGTTAAGAAAAAATCTGGTGGAATGGTTTTAGAAATAGGATTACGTCCTGCAACAAAACAGGAAATGAAAATGGCTAAATCCTTGAAAGGAAAAAAATAATGGCAAATCCAAGATTAAAAAAATTAGCTCAACTACGTAGACAAGCTGCGAGATCAGGAGACGAAAAAAGATTTTCTAATTTAACTAATAGAATTAGAGACAAGCGAGGACTTTCTCCTTTATCTGATGATAGAAAAAACAAAATGTTTAAACGACTTGGCGGACCAGATAATACAACATTCAATCGCCCCGGTATGCCAGGAGCAGGTGGTAAAAGACAACCCTTACCTGGTGGAGGCAAAACTATAATGGGACCAGAACAGGGCGGACTACAAGAAATGCAAGCACCTGTTAGAATGCAACCCGGCAGACTTAGACAACCTAGTCAACCAGATAATACAACATTCAATCGCCCTGGTATGCCAGGTATGGGAAGACCTGTAATGGAACCTGTTAGACAACCCTTACCCGGTGGAGGTAGAATTATGACGGGACCACAACAAATACAAGGTCCTAACGCAGGGCAACCAGCAGGTCTTTCTGGTGTACCACAAGTAGGTGGACAAACAGATTTCCAAGGTAGACCACGACCAGTTCCTTATAAAGATGGTGGAGAAGTAGAATCGATGCCAATGGGCGAAAGACCTTATAAAGAAGAAAAAGGTAAAAAGAATTCTATGCGTGGTGTAGGCAAAGCTATTCAAGGAACAAAATTTAAAGGAGTATTTTAGTGGCTGAAGATAAAGATAAAAAAACTAGCCTTAAAGAAAAGATCGGTCTTTTTATCGATAAGAAATTAACTTTCGGTGGAGGACTGTCCACACCACAAAAAATTATTGATATGGCAGAAGAAGCTGTTGGAGTAGATTCTTATAAAGATATTGATACTCAAGAAAAGTTTAATGAGTTTAAAAAAATCATGAATGAAATGTCCACAAAATATAAAGATGGAGTACCGAAAGAAGCAAAGAACGGTGGCATGATTAAAAAATTTAAAAAAGGTGGGTCAGTTGAAGGTAAAAGACTTACACGAACAGTTCCCCCTAAGAAGGGACCTAACTCTCAAGGTATGAGAGGAACCGGTGCTGCGATTCGTGGTACCAAATTCAAAGGAGTATTCTAATGGATAAAATCAAAAAGTTATGGAATGATCATCCCAAGAAGAAGTGGCTCGTAGTAGGTATTGCTATTGGCTGGATCATCGCTCAATACATCTAATCAATGTTATCTAAAATTTTAGGCGGATCTTTAGTGGACACTGTTGGTAAAGTGATCGAC